CCGGCGCGCTGGGTGAGCTGGGCAAAGTTTACAACATAATCATTCGCCCCCTCGTTATATGTGTAGATAGAAGCTTCCGAACCCATAAAGCCGATGTCGGCAGTTCCGGAGAGGACGGCCGTCATAGTTTTGTCGGCTCCGAATGGAACAGTATAGTTAGTACAAGACACATCACAGAAAATCGACGGAGGTTATGGTACTGTCTTCATTTATATGGATTTCCTGAATGATAGACCGCCAGAACGCTCTGCGGTTTTCTTGTGATAATTGATCATACATTGTTCTAAAGTCTGTATTCAACAGTTCTTCAAGATAGCTGTAGTTTGGAGCAGGTTCTGGAAGAACTTTTTGCAGATTATTTAGTTCGCTTTCGACACGACTGTACTCCTCATTGTAATAATCCCATTCAATTCGTCCCTTCTGGAATAGAAAATTAAGACGGTCCAATTCTTTTCTTAACTTCTCGGGGGACTGCTTTTTCTTTTGCTTCTCTTTCTCTTTTTCGATTTTCTCGCACTTTACTTTATAATTTTTGTATTCATTCTCTAAGTTATCAAGCAAATAATTCTCAACAAGGTTCTGGCTCAGTCTGTGCCTGTAAGAACATATATGATCGATCATAGCTCTGTTACATCGGTAATAGCAGTAAGTTCTTTTGGCACCAGTTTTCCTGTTGATGATGGACGAACACCCGGTACCGCATAGCTTTTGACCGCACACGGGACATCGAATCATTCCTGCAAACAGATAGATGCGGCCGGAAGGCGTAGCTTTAACATTTCGTTTTTGTATCTTCTGTAATTTGTTCCACTCATCTTCAGTAAGATATGCAGGGCAGTAAGGAAATCCTCGATAGGTGCCTTTGTAGAATTCGCTGGAAAGAAGCGTCCTCATGATCCCGAAACTGAAATCAGGATCATAGGTTTCTTGTATATATCTGAGCGTAGCGCACTTATTTTGATGCTTGAAAAAATATTTATAAAATGCATCCACGACATGTTCTCGATCAGGATCCTTTATCATTCGCTTTTGTCCATCAACGATACCTGACTTATAGCCGTATCCCATATTTACGTCTCCGAAAATTAATTTTCCGCTTCTGATAGATGCCTCATTCACAAATTTGATGCGTTCGCTGGTGGTATCAACTTCGTTCTGGCCAATCGACAGAACCACATTAAGCTGCAGTCTCCCATCTCTGGTTTCCATATTAATCCCAGGCTCACTGGTGCTGATCCAGCGGACGTTGTGGTTGTCAAGAATATCCTGCACTTTATAGAAATCGGAGAGATTACGGAACCATCTATCGATACGCCAGAAGATAATAACATCGATCTTCCCGGCTTCTACGTCTTGCAGCAGAGAATGTATAGCCTTACGCTTTTTGAGCTCTTTACGGGCGGTTTTTCCCTCATCAGCATATACACCAACGACAGCCATATTGTGTTCTCGGGCATAATTGGTAAGATATTCTTTTTGTGCTTCAAGCGATTTGCCGTGCATCATTTGCTCGGTAGTGGATACACGGATATAGATTGCACAGCGTTCAACTTTAGTCGTCATATCATATCACCTTTCCTTTTTTATGTTACGCAAAAATGGGTACAAAAATAACACCTATACAGGTGCTGGAAATTTGTGGTACAATATCATTGCCGATGATTATTGTACGTGCTTCAGCACTGTATAGTACTTATCAAAGAGTCCTGGTGTTGGTAGCACCGGGGCTTTTTATTTTATTTCAAATTATTTTTCTTTAACTTCATAAGATGCTGATTTGTATGTGACGTAAGAGTTGTCAGGAGAATCACCATCATACTGAAGAACTTCTACAAGATGAGTACCTACTGAAAGTGACTGATCTTGCAGATCAATAGATACCTGACTGTCTGCAAGCTGCTCTTTTGAAACAAGCATACCATCAATATAGATGAAAGACAGCTTTGAACCGTCAAATTCAGTTGAATCCAGTTCAATCTGATCCAGCATTGTATCTGCTGATTCATAAATAACCGGAACATTACCATTTTCTGAAGTTCCGCCTGCAGTTGTAATTATGATACTTCCACTTCCAGTATCCTGATAATCTCCATCAGGTAAATCTTTTGTTGCGGTTTCTTTTGTAGTATTGTCTTTTGCAGTAGATTCATCCGATGAAGAATCATCCTTGCTTTCTTTTGTTGTCTGCTCTGTTGATTTAGATGATTTATCATCAGAGGAAGAAGATCCACCACCACAAGCTGATAATGAAAGTGCCATAGTTCCAGCAATCATCATTGCTACAATTTTCTTTTTCATATGTTTTTCCTTTCGTGTTATTTGTTTCAAAATGTTTCGTTTCGTATTTTCCAGAGTTTATTTATTCAATCAGTATCTCCGCCATACAAATACTTTCGTATCAAGAGGGCAGTGTATTTATGGTTAGAGATACTGGATGAATCGTTATTATATTAAAATTTAATTGCCTAAAATTGCCAGCGTAATAAAGTGTAAATTAAACATAATAACAGCATGAAAATTCTTCTTGCTAAAATAATGTTTGAACATGAATTATCTGTTCGGCAGGTGTCCGTACTTACTGGTGTTCCTCCGTCTACTATCGAGAAAACAATGAGAGAGGATAGCAACCCGACTATACGAACATTGTACAAAATATCAAAAGGCTTAAAAATTCCAATCACTGATTTGTTCTCTGCCGATGATTGAAAAAGTGTACACTATAGTGTACGATTGCTCCGTTCCGCTTCATTTCAGTAAAGTGTTGGTATATAATGTAAATATACACATTGAGAACAAATGTTCGGAAAATATTGATTTCATCATTTACATGGTGTATATTTTATGTAAAGGAATTTCGAACAACTGTTCTGCTGCACAAGAGCGGAGGTGCGTACATATGAAGAAGGTATCTAAAGACTTTGTTATTGAGTGGGTGCAGAGGATACCGGACGAAGATGAAAAATTCTTGCGTCAGCTCTACACCATCATTAAAAAGCATTTAGAGAGAACGGGAAAGCATTAGCTTTCCTTTTCTTTTTGCAAATTCTCCACGAGTTTCGCACTAAATTCCCGGATCACTTCTTGAGATTTCGGAGATAATTCATCGAATGTCCTCATGATCTCCTGGATTATATTATAAAAAGGATCATTGTCAGCATCCAACAGGCTTGATACAAACGCAGCCTTTTCATCATCTTCGGGAAGTTCTTCAAACATTTCACCGTTTCCATTTAAAAGCCAATCTTCATTTACTTGAAACTCTTTACAAATCAATTTCATTAAAGATAATTTTTGTTCTGGCTTAGAAAGTCGGTTGTTTTCAATATTATTTATAACATCACGATTTACCCCTAACCTTTCTCCAAAAGCGGCTTGAGATAATTTTAAATGTTCTTTTCTTAATTCTTTTATTCGTTCATAAACCTCCAAGTTTTTCGCCTCCTTCCTTAATATAAATCCACTATACATCAATAAAATGAGTATGTCAACACAAAAAGCAAATAAAAAACATTTATGAAATGTGTTGACTTACACAAAATATTGAGTTAAAATGAGTTCATCAACACAAACGAAAGGAGTGATAAGGATGTATGCTCTTATATGTATGTTAATCATGTGGATGGTAGGAATAGTGGGAATTTGGGTTATGAGAAAAATACAACCCGAAGACAATATATATCCTATCTGGGTTGTATTTGTGTGTATTGCAATTACATGTTTTGTAATTTATTACGAATCTTAGGTGCTAATTCGTTTAAAAGAGAACTTGATACGTCCCACCGGCTGTTATGTATCGCATCATTCAATGCTTTAAGATCATCAACAAGCTCTTCTGGAAAATAAATTAATGCAAGAGAATATATTTTCCCATATTCTTGAAGATTTTCCCGGGTTGAGAATGCTATGCATTTACCAGTATAACGCAGGTAATCTTCATAGACACCACGTTTGTAGAAAAAGGATTCTTTTTTATCTTGGTGTTCGTATTCGAGCTTTTTGAGTTTTAACAAGTAACGATTATTTATGATTGCAGTAGCAATCGGAGAAATAACAGCCGAAATACCAAGAATAGCAGAGACAGTACGAACATTGTAACGATTGTGAAAGAAACGCCTGCTAAAATCTGGAACAGCATAGTAGGAGCAGTTACCAGAGTGGCTACGTGGGGCAACAATATGCTTACGAAAGCCAAAGAGGTAATGAACACAATGGTAACGGCAATATGCCGGACGGCGTAGGGATACCAGTAGGAAACCTTACCAGTCAGTTATTTGCAAATATCTATCTGGACGCATTAGACCAGTTTATTAAGCATGAGCTGGGTATAGAGGCGTACATACGCTATATGGACGACTTTGTAATATTAAGCCCAGACAAGGAACAGCTGCGCAGCTGGCTTGCAAGGATAGAGCAATTCTTACGGGAAGAGCTTAAGTTAGAGTTTAACCCGAAAACTACCATACTGGCAGCAAAGAACGGTATAGACTTTGTAGGCTACAAACACAGGGCAACGCACAGGAAAGTACGAAAGGACAGCATAAAGCGCATAAAGCGTACTATCAAGAAGTGCGAGAGCGGGAAAATCACAAAAGAGCAGTTA